CGATAAACGATAAACGATAAACGATAAACGATAAACGATAAACGATAAACGATAAACGATAAACGATAAACGATAAACGATAAACGATAAACGATAATATTTTTTTGAGATATTAATATTTAAATATTTTTTTAGAAGGGTTAAATATAGGATGTGTATTTTTGAAAATGAAAATAATCACAAGTGTCAAAATAATTCACAAAAAAAATATGGGGACTTCTGTAAAAAACATAAAAGAGAATATTTGGTTGAAAATGATAAAATAATTTATGAAAGATTTACAGGTAATTCTTCCGATTATTTGAAAAATGATATCATGAAAACAATTCATTCGAATGATAAAAATTTAAAGAAATTACTAAAGAAAGAACTTTTTGAGAAAGTAAATGAAAGGTTTATTACTCTCAAAAAATATGAGGATGATGTTAAAAAAATTAAATTAATTCAAACCCAATATCAAAAAGTAAAGAGTTATAAAGATATTAAGTTGCGGGGGGAAGGTTTTGTAGATAAAACTTTATGTAATAATGATACAGATTTTTTTAGTTATGAAACAATAAATGAAATAGATGATAAGTATTTCTTTTCTTATAAAGATTCAAAAAATTTCCACTGGTTTTTTGACATACGATCATTTGATAAATTATTAGAAATGAATCAAGGAAACCCCTATAATCGTGAAAGTTTCTCAGATGAAGTGATTGTTAGAGCCAAAGAAATAATTGATACATTAAAGTTGAGTGATTCATTTGAAGCAGTTGATAAAACAATTGTTCGTGATCGTAGACAAAGTATAAAACAGAAGACCGTTGATTTATTTTCACAAATAGAGAACTTTGGTTATGAGTGCCATATAAAATGGTTTCTAAGTCTCAACGTTTGTAAACTTAAAAGACTCTATCGAAATCTGGAAGATATTTGGAATTATCGTCTACAATTATCACATCAAGTAAAGATGAATATTGCTCCTCCAAATGGTGTCGTATTTAATATCCCTATTCACCAGATCCTACAATATAATAATAAAGAAGACCTTCAAGATATTTTATTAAATGAAGTCAACAAATTTAATAATGCAATTACAGAATCTGATAAAAAATTAGGATTTATGTATTTTATTATAGGGTTAGGTGGAGTCTGTCACGATTGTTTAACATCACATCCATGGTTAATGTATATTTAGGAATATTATTATTTCCTATAATCCATAAAGAAAAGAAAATACTTAAAAAAATAGTATGATAGAGTATCATAAAGCGTGCGGTAAAAGAATTAAAATAAAAAATAAATAAATATAAAAATAAATAAAATGCCTGGAAAAACTAAAGCTCCTAAGAATTCTGGTTCTAAAGCGAAGAAAGTAACGAAGAAGGAAGTTGTTGAGGCTCCGGTTGTTGAGATCCCGGTTGTTGAGATCCCGGTTGTTGAGACCCCGGTTGTTGAGACCCCGGTTGTTGAGGCCTTAGATGTTGAAGATGGATATGATAAGGAATTCCTTGAGATTCAGGAACAGCTAAAGGATGCGATGACCCTACTCAAAACACTTACATCTCATGTGTCCAAACTTGAGAAGCGTGTTTCCCGTGATCGCAAAGTTATGAATAAGAAAATGAGGGGCAAGAAACCTCGGGTCCATGACCCTAATAAGCCCCCAAGTGGCTTTGCCAAGCCTGGACCGATTTCTCCAGAACTCGCCAAGTTTCTTGGTCTCCCGAAAGAGGAACTAATTGCCAGGACTGAAGTCACTCGTAAAATTACCGAGTATTGTAAGAAACATGACCTTCAGAAGAAAGAAGATGGTCGCCATATCCTACCCGATAAAGCCCTTAAGAAACTCCTTAATATCAATGATGGCGAGGAACTAACCTTCTTCAATCTCCAGAAATACATGAAGGTTCATTACCCGAAGAAAGTAGTCGCTTAATTAAATAATTTATATTCGATAGCGGTCATCCTTGTAGTCTTATACTTAAAATCTGTTTTTTTTAACCTTTTCACTTTATTATCATTTTTTTTTATTGAAGTATTTTCTTTTAATAAAAAAAACCATTGTTTTGAATTAATTTTCAAATAATTCTTATTATATACTCTACAGAATTTAAGAAATTTTGTTAGTTCCTTTAATAATTCGCATCTAATAATGTAGTATGCTAGAATATTTGTTTCAGAATTAATATCAATGTTCCTATCTTTTAATTTAGTGAGATGAAATATTTTTGAACTCTGGAAAATACAATGTTCTGTTTCTAAAGCAATGAATGTCTTAAATAGATCATATTGGTTTTTTTTAACCTTTTGGGAAATCCAGAAACAATTTATTAAATTAGCCCATATTTCGGTATATGCTTCATTTGTATTGATTCTATCGGATGAAATATTATAATTTTCTTTATAATGATTAATGATTTCAGGGGTATCATTAAATTCATCAATACATAAGGCGTGTATTAGTTCATGAACCATTACTTTTAATATTTCTTCTTTTCTCCAAATATTCACGATTGATTTATCACCTCCTCTTAAACATGAACCAGAATTAGCTTCCGCTTTACCAAAGACGAATGCATCTTCGTCCAAGAAATCTGGTAGGGTTTTTTTGATATCAGATAAATAAAAATTTATCTCAATATTATTCGTGATCGGGTATATGCTGAATAAGAAACGTGTTAAATTAATTGTTTCATTAATTAACTTATCAACATTTTCTGAAGGTTTATAATAAAATGTGAACGTGATATGTATCTTCCCAATTTTAAATGAACAAGATGTTTTTTTTTTTATTAATTTAATATCATTTAAGACTTTTTCGGTAACGAAAACATTATCAAATACTATGTTAGATACATTTTCTGTTAAAAAATCTAATGTTTCCTCAATATCCAATAATTTTATGTTCTTAAAATAACTATACAATTTACGTAGTTCATTTGATCCTTTCACATTTATTTTAGGAAAATGGTATCTTTTTAAAAGCATTGAGTCTTCTGAATACATTTTATATGATAATATAATAGATAATATTATAGAATATTATCCCTAACATACAACTGTAATGTTAAATAACAATTCAGATTATTTAAAACTATTGTTATGTTTTTAAAATCTCTAAGATAAAGATAGTAGATTCCATTTTTAGTGTAAATATGAATTATTTTTAAGGTATTATTTACATAATCATCGTATGGTACATATAATACAATCGTCTCATCCATATTTAATCCAAGAATATCAATTGATTTTTCTTTTATTACGATCTCTTTTTGATTTATTCGTTTATTATTTCCCCCATAAAATCTTTTTTTTATTTTTTCGTTTATATCTTTCCTAGCTGAATCCGGGACAGATTGATATAATTTTTTCATTAATAAGAATTCTTTTGAATGAATCATCCTTTCATAGTAATCCATAAACAATTTAAATTCTTCTTCTGAAAACTCTACATTTTTAAAAATCCGTTGAATATCATATTTTTTCCTTTTCTCATCATCATATAAAACATCATACGATTCTTTTATCTTTTTAAAATGTAAGTCATCACCATTATTCTTATCTGGATGATAAATCTTGGATAATCTATGGTATTGTTTCTTAATTATATTCTTAGAACAACCCTCGTGTATCTCAAGGATTTTATAATGATCCATTCTGATAAATAATATAATATAATCTTATCAATAAAGACTCTAAGTAAATAACATCAATATATGATTTAACGAGTAATGTATCATAATAAGCTATTTCTTTAATTGATTTTTTCCTTATTTCGTAGTCCTCATTTGATTGAATTATTCTTTCAATTATCATTTTTAAAAAGGGTGTGATAGCTAGATTAATTTCTTTTATTTTCAAACATATTTCCTTTATCTTTTTGATGGAAAAATTTTGGTAAGCATTAAATAATATCTCTACTAATCCTTCACATCCATAACCCAAATTATCTTTATCTTTATCTTTATCTTTATCTTTATCTTTATCTTTATCTTTATCTTTATTCCATTCACAATTTATCCTTACATCGGTTATATTTTTAAAAGGTATCCTAAAAGAACAACAACGACTACTTATTGGGGCAATTACTTTATTAAACTTTTCGGTGATTATAATAAATTTCGAAGTGTTGTGTGATTTTTCTATTAAAACTCGTAATTTATTTTGATCTATTATTTTAATATTCTCAAAATTATCAATGATAATATATTTAAATTCGTTTTTATAATGGTCGTATGATCCAACAATTTTCTCTAATTTTTCTATAATTCCAGTTGTATATTGTGTTAATTCATAATAAAAACTACTAATATTCTTGTCTTCCATAATATTTTTTACCAATGATGTTTTTCCAGCGTTTTTTATTCCATATATCAATAAATTATTATGGTTTGGATGCGATAATATATTAAATATCTTATTTCCTTCTTTATAATTAATATGATTGATATATTTCATAGTAATGATTCAAGATATATTATGTTTAAACAAGTTAAAACATAAAATTATATTTATTTATATTTATTAATGTATCTTGTTCTTGAAAAAGAAAATTTTAATAAGGAAAAAATAAAATTTAAATATCTCCGCGATGTTATAAAACTTAATTTTTCAATTGAAAAATCTAATTTACTAGGACTACTATTTAGTATTGAAGGTTTTGAAATTATTAATAGTGAAAATGATTTCTTCTTTATAAAACTTTCTAATAATGATCAGTCGTTTTTTACTGATTTAGATTTATATTTATCAAGCAAAATAGAAAACTACAGGAATTTTATCATAAATGGAACGATAAAGGTGAAAAATAATTATAATAAAGAAAATATTAATTCTCAAAAAATGTTTATTAATATATCAAGTATTAAATCTAAAGATAATCGTTTAACAACACATATTTATGTGGTTTAAACTTTTATATAAAAATATCTAAATAACAAAAATGGATAAGGATAATTATTCACACTTACTGGCAAATCCATCTTTTATGAAAAATAAAAAAGATAAGACTAAAACGGATGATGATATCATATTACAGGATGAATTAACCACGGTTTTAAATAAATTATATCCCGATTATCATATGAATGAACATGATCATATGTTTATTTTTGAAAAAATTGAAAAAATATGTAGAGATATATTAATAGATAAAACTGTTACTAATGTTGTTGATACTATTATAAGTGATATAATAAAAGATGAAGAAATTCAAAGATTTTCTATTGAAAATATTAATGGATGACATCACTAATGATTTAAAAAAAGATTTCCATAAAGATCTAGGGTATGATAAAGAAAGTTATGATTTGATAATTAATACAATAACTACTTCTTATCTTAAGGATAAGGAATTCCTATTCATTGAAAACAAAGGAATATTAGATGGTGAAAAATGTTTGGCAAGAATATGGAATCATGGCTATGGAAATCATCAATGCACCAGGAAAGTATTTGATTGTAAAAATAAGTTATGTAAGACACATAATGACTTATTTATTAAAGATAATTTATGGTTGGGTTTAATAAAAGATTCTCGTCCCAATATTCCTAAAAGGAATGGTAGAGTAAAGAAATGGAACGATTAATCATTTAATCATTTAATCATTTGAATACAGATAAATCATAATCCAACGATATTTTTTCGTTTTTTGACCTTAGAATATCCCGTATGTTATCGTTTGATATACCACCATATTCAATCATGTATAAAGCAACGATTAAAGGAGAAATTGTTAATCCATTATAACAACATATCAAAATATTATTATTCGATTCAATATTACTATGTATGAAATCCATTATTTTCCGCTTATTTGTATTTAACATATATATATCATTATTAGGATCCATATTTAATGATAATGGTATTCTTAATTTCTGAATATCCGGGATATCTAAAAAACCCTGATCTCTTGTACAATTAATAACAATATTAATTAAATTATCTTTATAAAATTGGGCATTATACATATCATGCATATCCCCGATCCATATTCCAGATATTATTTCGGTCAACATAAAATTTGATTTTTTTTTATTGTTAAATTATTAAATTATTAAATTATTAAATTATTAAATTATTAAA